CATTGCTAATGTCTTTGGGTCAGTCACACCTGCCATGTATAAGGCAAGTGCTGCTGCCATAAATGAGCGCGCCCATGAGGCTGCTACGGCTTTTGCTTGTTCCATTTTTTGCTCTCCTTTTTGACTGCGGCTGCTTTTGCAGCTGGTGCATCTACCTTTGGAAATTCGCCTTTGTATGGCACAAACTTTGGTATGCCAAAACCGACGATCTCTTTGCCTTCTCCGTATGACCTGACCTTAACCATGACCATGCCGCCGTTGCGCTGATCGCCTGTGCCGCTGGTATTGCCTTCGATCGTTAAACATGTTTTTGTGTCAATGAGTCCAACAACAATGCCAATGTGTGAAATGCGATCTACGCCGTCATGTGGAAAGTCCATGAAAGCCAAATAGCCAAGCTGCGGCATACCTGACCAGCGTTGCATTTCCTTAAATTTATGTGCGCCAACAGCTGTGCCAACAACGCTGTGAATTTTGACTCCAGCTTGATCTGCACACCAATTGACAAATGAACCGCACCACGGCAAACCGTCTGCCTTTGTGAATTTGCCGTACTTTGTAAGGTTGTCGCCTTCCTCAACCGTGCCAACCTCAGCTGCTGCAACCTCAATCAGTCGGGCATTTGTGCCGTCAGGATAGTTACTCATCAGCCGTCACAATTGGTGTGGATTGTTCCGCCTGCGGATTAAGGTATGCCTCATAGTCTGCATTACCTGCAACCATAGGCACATAGGAAATTACACCTTCAGGTGTTGTCATTTCTAAATAATCTGTTCCGTCTGGTGTTTGCTTTATTTCATAAGTGTTTTTCATCTTATAACTCCGCGCTTGCTGTGTATTGGGCTAATAATAAATCACCGACAGCGTTTGCGCCGTCAGTTGGTCCAAGATAAATCGCAAAAGAAGCGTCTTGAATATAATTTGCTGTTGCGTTCTTATCTCCAGCAGAAGTTAATGCGTTATACAGTTTTCCAGACGTTCCAGTTATAGGTGAATAAACTGTAATGGTAGGTGCTGCTCGCTTTACTACCTTAAATGGAACCCACACATAATTGCGATTAGATGTAGTTGATACAGCATTCCACGCAATATTGTTATCAGTAGTTGCGCTAGCAGTAGCAACGCCTTGTGGGTAAGATCTTTCAAAATACCTTTGGCAAGCGGCTAATTCTCCTTGAAGTGTTCCAGTTGCAGTTTGGAAAGCCGTAGCAACTGAACCTGCTTCAACCTGTACGCCCCAAATGTCAAAAGTGTTAGCCTGTGTACCAAGAGAAGTTGTTTCTGTGTTGTAAGTAGAACCAGCAGAAACCCACACTCTTAAACGCAATGAACTTGTGTTATCCGTTGTGCCAATAGTTTTGCCACTGATTGAAGGCAATGCAACAGTGTAAGAATACCTGACCCAAGAAGTCGTAATTGCATTTTTACCAGCAGCAGTCGAAACGCTGCTTGAAGGCGAACCGCCTGAACCAAACTTTTGTAATAAATCTACTGAAATGCTTGGCGTTCCAGAATTGGCTTTTGCCCAAAACGAAACTGTAATAGTTTGATTTGCAAAGCTTCTAACATCTTCGATTTCTTGAGCAACAGTGGCAAAATCTCCTGCTGCACTTTGACCTGATACGACCAAACGCATAAACTGTTTTGCTTCGTATCCTGCAACAGGTGCAGCCCCTGGAGTAAATTGCTGGACAGAATAAGTAACTGTTCCGCCACTATTTCCACCAACAAAACGATCTACTAGATAAGAACCGCTTGAAGTTGTTGAACTAAAATTGCGCTGATTTATAGCACAGTCACCATTGATAATTTTGTTCTTACCCGCTGCGTAGTTTGATGTATAGCGCAAGCCTGTTGAAGTGGAAGAATCTGCTACAAGTGTCTCGCCGTTGTTGCCTACTGCTAGGCGCGCTGGTGTGTCGTTTGCACTAGCTGCGATTAGATCGCCCTTAGCGTCCACAATTGAGTTTTGGATCGCGTTGGCGTCGTCGCTCGTGACCCAAGTGAAATCCATGTTTGTGTTGCTTGCCTTAGATAGCACTTGACCTGTTGTGCCGCCTTTAAGGTCAGCCAATGAAGTGTCAACAGCTTGACCAAATACCTCAAAATCGGCTGGCAGGTCTGTTACTAAATCCGTCGAGGTTGGCATTTGCCAGCCAAAATTACTTGTCGGGTTTGTCATTGTGTCTCCTTATCAGACCACTATTGTCGCACGCGCCCAGTCGAGTGTTGGCGACACGCCCGACCAAGTAAATGCAGCTGAGATTTCGTCCCATTGCAAAGCCTGCAATGAGTAAGCCACTGGTGAAATGTTAAGAGTGATCGAGAGTTGGTTGTACGACGCCTGAAATGACCAGCCCTCAACAAAGCCCTGAAAGATACCGCCCATATTTGCTGGTAGGTCATTGATTGCCAATGCCTCACCCATAAACACGCCAATGAGGTTGTCACGGTCGCTGTCGTCTAGCTCTGGGTTTGTCAGGTCAAACGTGATCTCACTAAAGATTGCCTGCGGTGTTTTGCGCAATGCAAGGTAGAAATTGGCTTGCTGGGTTGCATCAGCTGAGTCGTGCAAGGTTGTTGAAATAATCTGGGACAGCGTGCCGTATTCTAAAATTGAATCTGCGTCGCTTGCGCTTTGCTCTGCGCTGCTGGTTGCGCCGTATTTAATTGTGACATTGTTTCGCACGTCGCCTGCTCTGGTTTCAACGCGCAAACCAGCTGCACGTGCTTGATTGGCTGTAAGTTGCACATAGCCGTTGTTTGATAAGTATTGGCTACGGTGTGTCGCATCAGCGTATGAAATACGACCAAACGCGTCCTCGTAAATGTAGCCAAGCCCTGACGTTGCCAATGCTGAAACAAGGCTGTAAACATCTGTTCGGTTACTGTGGCGCAACGCTAATTCATAATCGCCTGGGCGATCGATCTCGCCTAAGCCAACGTTTTCTGCTGTTGCCCATGTTGTTGTTGGGTCATAATCTGCCCATGTTTCGGCTGCTGGCACTTCTGCCCAGGTGCTAAGCAATAAGTCAGACAAAATCGTGTAAATTTGATCGCCGTCAAAATCCTTAGATAGCACACCGTTTGTCAGTGCCTTTGGCAAACGAGACAACGCGCCAAGTGCTGTGATGCTGTAAGTCTGAGTAAACATTGTGCTACCCACGTCGCGCACCTCAAGTCCAATGTCGACAACTGTGCCACCAAAGATTGGCACGTATGTAGCTGATGTGTCTTGCACCTGGACTGAAATGCTGCTATTGATGCTGACAGGTATTGTGGCTTGGTTGACATCTAACAGCTGCAAATTGACATAGCCTGCCTGTGCCTGTTCGTAAATGTTTGTGCGACCTGAGCTGATTGTCAGGTTTGCCAATACTGCGTCTGTGTAAGCAACGCCGTCGATCTCTACCAGCCAAACTGGCGACCACTGTGTCATCAGGCTGTCACAAAGGCTGACGCGCCGCCTGTGCCGCGATAGAACGAATTGTTGAGAGTCTCTACGATTGTACGTGCTGTGCCTTCTTTGTCGATTGCGCCGTTGACGCTCAGATTTATTGTTGTGCCAGCTGATGCGGTTCCCGTTGATCGTGTTGCACCAGCATTTGATGCAGCTACTTTTGACGCAGCCACACTGGTTGAGGCAGCAACCTTTGCAGCACTTGCCACGCCGCCACTTGCCGCAGCTGTTAAACCGCTTGATGTGCTAAAACTTTGTCCACCAGGCATTGTTCCACTAAAACCTGCCGACCCTGATGAGCTTGCTGAGGTAGCACCTATTTTTGGAATTGAGGGAACATCTTTACCAAATTGTATTGCGTTGTAACCTTTAATGATTAGGTTGATGCCGTCAATGGCAGTGTTTAACAATGGTTTGATCGCACCCATTACCTTGCCAATGATTGTCAACACAACGGTAGCAACGTCGCCAATAACGCTAACGGCTGCCCCTAGTACCTTGCCAATGATCGGTGCAACATACTTAACAACGTCAAAAAATGATTGCAGGTTTTCTTTGTTTTCGGCAATAACATCTTTGATTTTGCCAAACTGAGTTTGCATTGCCTGAAATATTGGTGTTGCAATGTCTTTAATTACCTTTGCAACGTCACTGATTACCTTGCCAAACCCGTCGCCTTTTGTCAGGCTGAAGGCGTTGCTAAATGCGTTGATTGCTGGCAATGCGGCTTGGTTAATGAAATCAAGTAATTTGCCAAGAATAGGCAACAAGGCAGTACCAACGGTTTCTTTTGCTTCATCAAATGCCACCTGCACACGTGCGATCTGTCCAGCGTAAGTGTTTGCGTTTGCAGCTGCCGCGCCACCAAATAGATCGCTCAGCCTGCTTTGTACCTGCTCAAAACTCATAGTTTTTAACTCAGCAGCAGATAAGCCAATGCCTAGTTTGCCCAGCGCTGCTGTGTTGCCGTCAAAACCTTTGCTCAACGCAGCTGCTACGGTTTCCAACGGCTTGCCTGTTGCCGCGCTTATGTCTAAGGCTTGCGCCAGTAATTGTTGCGCTTTCTCAGTGTCGCCCGTCGATCTAACCAGGCGTCCTAATGCTGGGCGCAAGTCGTCATCTGCCACACCTGTTGCCAAAGACATTTGCAAAATTGATTGCTCGGTTGCTTTTATTTGTGCCTGCGTTGCACCTGTCGCATTTTCCAACGCCAGTGCTAATTGTGTTTGCGCCTTTTCGTCGGCTATTGCAGCCTTGACACCTTCAATACCAATTGCGATTGCGGCAGCACCAGCAGCGGCGGCAGCTGCGGCAAAAGCCTTGCCAATTTTTGCACCAGCTTTGCCGATCTTGTCACCAAATGAATCAACATCAGCGCCTGCGGTTTTAAGTGATTTGTTAAGGTCGCTGACATCTCCAAGTATGGAGAGCTTTAAAGTACGGCTTTTTTCTGCCATTACGTGTACTTCTTAATGATCTTGGACAAACCTTGTTCCCATTTTTTCACAATGTCAGGCTGGACGCTTCTTAGCGTTGGATAGATAAACCAACCGCGTGACCCGCGACCTTCACGACCTGACCAGACTGGGAATTGCTTGTATTTATTTGAGCCAAACTCGTAACCGCCCCAAAGCTGCTGGGTTGTACCGCCACCGCTCAATTTCTGACGCGCAAAACCATAACTGATCTCACCAATTTTTGATGATTTCTTAACGGTTGCCCCGTCAGCAATAATCTTGGACACTCGATTGTTGCGCTGACCAGCTGCGGCACTTACCTTCTGTTTAACAAATTCTGCAAGCTCAGATGAGACTTCTTTTGCCTGGTCGGTTGCTTCCTCGTCCATTGCCTTAAACGATCTCAGAATTGCGCGCAGCTCAGCCTTGTCATAAGCAATTGCGTCTTTAGCCATTTGCGCGCCTTTCCAAAATCTCTAAAACGGTGAGTATGTCCTCGGCTGTCTCAAAAACATCTGGGTGTAGCCCTGTCGCCAGAGCTACCTCCCAAATTATTCTGCTAAGGCTTCCGACGGCGTAGCTTTTGGGTTTGCCTCACCTACGATTACCTCAGCAATACCTTCTGTCCAAATGTCGATCGGCTTAACGGGTTTCCCAGCTGCTTCACGCTTCATGGCGTGATAGGCAAGAAATACTAAATCGGAAATACCGATCTTTTCCTGTGCCTGCGCAATTGTGTGACCTGTGTGCTTTTCCCATTTGACCCACTCTGGCGGTGCAGCTGTGTAAGTGATCTGATCGCCGTTTGTGTATTCAATTGTGATTGGT